GTTCGACAGGTAGGATCTCTAGCAGCGATCATCGTCGGAGGTCTTGTGGCAACCGGAGTGTTTGCCGACAACAGGATCTTTGGCATCGTGCTTGCTGCATCAGGATTTATTATCCCGTCTATCGAACACTTCGTTGGCGACACTTCCACAGGGAACTCGGTGCCTACAGTATCCCCGCCAGTCGTTTCACCTGCCCCGGCGCCCCTTCCAGCAGACCCCGGTTCCGGAGGGTGAATGTTTGGTAGTAAAGGTAGTGACGGGTTGCGTCTCGGGCGTGCTTCATACCTGGAGCGTACAGACCATACGCACGCAGTTTGTCGTCAGTCCAGAACGCCTTCGCAGTCGTGGCGCTCTGCCAGACTACGGTAGTACCAAACACTTGCTGATGTAGTTTAACAATCCCAATGTACTCAACGGAGGCCAGGACCACTGCGTCCTGGCCTCTGTTCTGGAATGACTCGCAGATGATGAATCGCGGCCGGTACTTCGCAAGAAGTCGGTGAAGTCGTAAGTGGTGGTCGTCTTGCAGCTGGAAGACACTCAGCTGCCAGGGTTCATGCCTGTCACGTACAAGAACCCCTCCTGTTGTCCCGCCTGGGTCCAGTGCAATACAGTGAGTCGTCAGAATGTCTAGCCTCCAAGTTTAACTTGAGTCTCTCCTATTTAGACTTGCGAGCGCATTACGATCACGCTTTGTTGGAATGTCCTAGTTAGACTTGAGTCTAATCGCGTCTAATAAGGATCTTCCAGCGTTAAGCTGATCGATTTTTGATGTCACTGTGCCTCCTCTAGTTCAGCTAGTTGGGCCTCTAGCTCTTCCTTACGCGCGAGTAAAGCTGCCTTACGGGCTTCAACAGACGGCTTCCCTTTAGGAACGACCTCGATATTGTCCGGAGACAAGTTGTGCCGATCTCGGTCCTTGAAGGTGACACGTTCTGTCTTAGTGTCAACGCTTCGGCCAAGAGATTTCTCAGCGACAACGTGGTGCTCAAGGCGCCACCCTTTTTCAGTCCTGATGTAGTGGTATCCGTTCTGGGCAACCATTCGAGAGCCCAGCATCGATGGTTGTCCTCTCATACGGGTACTCCGGCACACGACGCACAACGTTGGTCCTTGACCACTTCTGGATGCTCTTCGTGCAACTGCTCTTCAATAGTCGAAGGCACCCATCGTGCGCACTGCTTGCACATGTAGCCTCTACACCTCACCCCAACTACCTCCTATACTAGTTTCTACTTCGAATGGAACATAGTCGCTGTATACCTCCGCAGCGACTTCGGGCATTACACGGCTCATAAGTTGTGCCGTCTCTTCAGGAGTTTCAGTCTCAACCAATATGCTGTCATGCACGAGAAGGCGGATATCCAAACCGTGGGTTTCGTGAAGAACCATTGCAGCATGGAGACAAATGTCGCTAGCTGTTGACTGAGGAACAAATGCTAAAGCCTCCTTAACTACGTCCCTCTTGTTCGACTCTGTGACCAACCAGATCCTCCTGTGGCGACCGAAGACGGTCGTGAGATCGTCTTCGCCATGGAGGATTTGATTCTCGATCCCAGCTCTCCAAGCCTTGACTTGGGGAATCATCGAGAAGAATGTATCTAAGTAGGCTTGCGCCTCATAAACGGGAATCTTGTACTCTTGCGCGAGCGAGAAGGCTTCTCGTCCGTAGGTGAGCCCGAACACAACTGCTTTGGCTCTGACACGCTGATCCTTGGTAAAGCGGGGACCGAAGAAGCGTTCGGCGACCTCGTTATGGATATCACGATTGTCAGTGAACAGCTGTCGCAGGTACTCATCCTTTGCCTCGCACGCAACAACACGGAGCTCAGCGCCCCGGTAATCAGCCTGGACAAATGTCTTTCCAGGACTGGGGACGAACATGCGTTTGATAGATGATTCACGGGGAACGTTCTGGAGATTCGGGTTTCGGCATGCCAGTCTTCCAGTTGTTGTTCCGTGAAGAAGGAATGTCGGATGCACTCGTCCTCGATAGATACGTCTAAGGATCCCTTGGATATATGTTCCATGAAGTTTTGCCGTTCTCCTGTGCTTCAGCATCAGGCGTACGAAGTTACGTAACGGAACCGTTGTGCGAGCGTCTGACAAGTCCAGGATGGACTTCAGCACCTCTACGTTCGTCGATCCTACTTCCATTCCCAGCTTGCGCAGGGCTTCACGCACCTGCATCGGTGATCGAGGGTTATCGACCCACCGATTCAGCTTGTACTCTAGTTCAAGGATCCTGTCTTGATACTCAGCGTCGAGCTGGTCAAGATACGCTATGTCGACGCTAAGGCCTTTCATCTCTGCTGGCATGAGCATGTTGCTTGCTCTACACAGCATGTTGTTGACTCGCATCTCGTCCGAGGTCATCGTCGCTTCGTACATGTCCTTAAGAAGGTACGTACACGCTACGTCGTACGCGTTGTACTTGTGCAGTATTTCCTTTGGAATATGCGCGAAGCTGTCGCCCTTACGCTTGATGTACTTGTGAATCTCGAGGGCGTAGTTCGGAGCGCCTAGTCGTTCGATAGCTAGGTACTTTAGTCCATGGACTCCTCGCCTTTCATCGACTGCATAGGACGCCAACATGGTATCGAATCCGAGCGTGGCTGCGGGCGCAATCGCTCGGAGCCCTGCAAGATCAAACTTTCCATTGTGGGCGACCACTCTGGCTCGAGGATTTTCAAGTACGTGGGCGAGCATATGCCGCACAGGGCTTTGCCCGTCTTTTCGTTGGCTCTGAAGCGCGGTCTCACCAATAACGATTGCACGTCCAGGAGCGTAACCGAGTCCAACGCACAGCAGCCGATACTGATCAGGATGGACGAACTGTTCGTCCTTTTCAGCTCCGATCTCGATGTCAACGACCACATCCCCAGCTCGTTCTTGCAGTTCTCGCAATGCGCGGCAAGCCTGATCGCTCTCATCAAAGACTCTAAAGACTGGGGGTTCCCATCCGATGTTTGTAGCAATATTCACCTTCCTTATGTCGTCCGAAAACAATGGGAATGCATCTGACAGGCGAAGCACGTAAGCCGGGTGTACAGTTGGTATGACTCTTACGCCAGGGTAGAGTCTTGATTCCTTTGCTGGGCCGACTCTGAACGAGGTAATGGCGACCTTTGCTCCGAAAATAGCCGAAGCTGCAACGTTTCCGAGGGTGACAATCGGAGCACCGGATTCTGTTGCCGCTCTAACTTCTGCAATAAGACGCTTGCTGCAAGCTGCCACAGCTCGACCTGACGGAGTAGCATTGTCTTTTGGTCTGCAGAGGCATGCGTTAGTGATGAAAGCATCGTCTCTATCGAGTCCATGGCCACGTAGAACTGAATCCAGGAGCTTTCCGCTTGGCCCAGTGAAAGGTTTTCCAGACCTAGCTTCCTGTACTCCAGGAGCTTCGCCAACGATGACAAGTTTCGTTACCCCCGATCTAGGATTTGAAGAAGGTACAAAGATCGAACTGTTGTTATTTAGGTCACAGTTCTCGCATGCGGCCAGTGGGTGTCGTCTTACACCAGGCGCTATACTCATGCAAGTTCTCCTCTACCTGACCGTTCACAGTTCGATTCCAAAAGTCCGTAACCACCCTGTGGGAAAGGGTCGTATTGTAGGTGTCGCGGATGCCCTTGTTTGCTAAGCCCAATACCACAGGGGCAGCTGTGTCGATACCCCGAACGATACCTTGACGTGCTAGCCACTTTGCTTCATGTAGATGCTTCGTGCTTCCTAGGCAGTGGATGTCCTTGTCGCAGTGGCGTCGAATGATCTCTGCAGCAGCAGGACGAGCACTAGGCCCAAGGAACTCACACATGATTCGTGGCAACGCGATTGCTGAGACGTTGACGTCTAGAGCCATCTGAAGCGTGTACTCGAAGTCCGTCCACGAGTGTGCCTGCATAACTGCCATGACCTTGAGCTCGTGATCGTGTGCTATGGGCATGAAGTCTTTGAGGTACTGACGCGTAGCAATCGGGTCTCCTAGGGCATCTGGAGCGATGACTTCGTTGACGTTGATGTCAACAGCCAACTTGGCGAGTTGGTCCGGTGAGACCGCCTTGCTCTCTGCTGCTCCGTTATCTAGAATCTTCCACCCTACTACCGTCTCTCGCCAGAACTGTATGTACTCTGGCACCTCACACATTTGAGCCAGAATCATGTGGTATCGTGTTGTATATGACTGCAGTAGTGGTATTGGAAGAATGGGTGCGAACTCCACGTTGCCTCCTTTCGAGTTCGCGGTTAATATACCATGCTGCTTTCTTCAAGTCTTCAAGCTCGTCGAACTTTAGACCTGCACGCCATAGGTACTTGATGGCGTTGCCGACGTTGAAGCTGAAATGTTCGACGATGTCGATACACTCGACTCCGCTCGGGTGTTGGTTATAGTGTGGCGGATGGTTCACTAGGTCCGACATAGCGTGCAATCACCTCCGTTAGATCAGGGGGCTCCCAGCCTTCAGGCTTGGCAACCTTACCGTCTTCACGGTAGCGGACCTTGCCATCTTCCATCTTGTTCATGTTGCTCATGTGTACTGCGTCCCAGACTTCGTTGAACGGAATCCCATAAACGACAGCAGCTCCTAAGGCTACATAGACAAGGTCGCATAGCTCTTTGGCAATCTGGACTATGTCCTTTTCGTGGCTGGCGTTTTTCCATTCAGTGTACTCCTCACTGATCAAACGACGACGAAGCACCTCCTCCTTGTACGGTGGGATATGAGGCTGCTCTCCGACGTAGATTTCCATGACGGTGTGGAAGTCTTTCACATCGTCGAACATCGTCATCTGATCAGTCCTAGAAACTCGGCACGTGCTGCTTCCTTCTCGCGGAATGCCCCCAGCATGCAAGACGTGATCGTTGTTGTACCTACAGCCTTCACTCCGCGAATCGCCATACACGTGTGTTGCGCTTCGATGACTACCGCAACGCCTGTTGGTTGTAGGGATGTTTGAAAGAAGTCTGCGATGGCAAATGTTAGGTCTTCCTGAAGCCAAAGTCCTCGCGACCAACGTTGTACGGCACGGGGTATCTTCGAAAGACCAGCCACCACACCCTGTGGAATGTAACCTACATGGGCGTGGCCCAGGAACGGGAGCATGTGGTGCTCGCATAGGGACACGAAGTCGATGTCCTTAACGATGACCATCTCATCGTTCCTCGAGGGGAACGTCGTGAACTCGAAGCCTTCGTCGTTTGCTCCCATCAGTTCTCTGAAGGCGTTCACGAACCGTTGTGGCGTATTGCAGATGACTTCAGCCGACAGAAAGTTCGGACTGACTTCTCGTGCCATGAAGTCTTCAATGACTTCATGGCTTGTGACGTCTGGCATTGTTGGAATCATATTAGCCTGTCCCTCCCCGGGTAGATGTACTTGTGGACTTGTACGTTCAGTCTCCACGGAACTTGCGTTGCTAGCATCCAATCAACTAGGTCTTCCTCTTTGACCTTATTCCAAGCAACGCCTGCAGAGTACTGGGCGACCGTGTACATGCGCGTTTCGAGCCACGTACCGTAGGCTGCTTGGAAATCAGGTTCGTTGGCGATGACGAACTTTATCATGTCAGTCGGCTTAAGGCGTTCTAGATTCTTTGTCCGAACGTCTAGGCCTCTCGTACTCTCTCCTGATCCCGGCAGCTTCCAGTCTAGGATGACTCGGACTAAAGTACTCTGCATCCAGTCGGGCAACTGTGTCAGGGACCCGTTAGTGAATACATCAATCGTGTGGTCGACATTGAGTAGGTTCAGAGCTAGGGTATAAAGCTCGTCAGGAGGCTGCATCGTTGGTTCGCCTCCAGTGATGCATACGTGCCTAATGTTCATAGCCTCTATGCTGTGGAAGATTTCCTCAGCCGAAACAATAGGGTCGTGACGCCAAAGACCTGGCTCTATAGCTTGAGGCGTATCACAAGGCCAACGTGGACACCTCATGTTGCATCCACCGAAGCGGACGAACACTGTAGGCCATCCGACGTTAGGCCCTTCACCTTGTATGCTAGAGTACAGCTCCGTTAGTCGTAGTCCTTTCATCAGGACTTCCAGTACGTGTAGGCCGCCTGGTTGACGTGCGTCTCGTTCACCTCGACGTGAATGCCAGCAACAGACGTGAAGACGTCCGACGCCCAGTGACAGATCCACAGGGCGAGATGTTCGGTTGTGGGGTCGTCACCGCACTCGACTAGGCCTGGGTAGAAGGCTTCGTAGTCGTTTGTACCGAGCATCGTGAGCAACGGATCGCTTTCGTTCAGGAGAAGGTGGTGATCGTATGTCTCGTCGAGGTAGCCTCGGAACAGTCCCTTAACTGTTCCGAAGTCAAGTCCTTCGAGAAGTCCTCGATCATCAACCTGCCCCATCAGACGCATCTCCACCCACATCGAGTGGCCATGGATGTTCTGGCACTTGCCTGGAAGCTTACTCAGGCGGTGCGACACTTCCATGTTGTGTTTGACTGTTATCGACTGCACCTGCCCTCCTCGCATTGGGATAGTGAATATAGAAGCACTTGTCAGGGTGCATCTGGTGCTGGCTGCACCACGCGTCGTAAAGATGACGCTCTATAGGCGTGGCCTGGTCGCCAGCGGCTCCAGATTCCGTACTTGCAGCACTTGACTCGCTCTCCGCATCCGCACTCACAGAACGGGGCTTCCTTCGTATTGTGTTGGGTCGGCAACTCCGGCAAGCTCAAAAGCCTCGATGCGTTCGTTGCACGTACCGCACGTGCCGCAGTGATGTTCGTTACCTTTGTAACACGACCAGGTTTGCTCGAATGGGACATTGAGTTGGGCCCCTACCTTTACGATCTCGGCTTTGGTCATTTTGATGAACGGCGCCCACACTCGGAAGTCGTTGTGGGCGAAGCCTTCGTTGCCCAATCGCATAGCTGAGCTAAAGGCGTTGATGAAGGGTGGTCTACAATCGGGGTAGATGAAGTGATCTCCTGCGTGCATGCCTGCAGCTACGAACTCAGCACCACGAGCAACTGCTACGCCGGTTGCGATTGACAGCATGATCGCGTTACGGTTGGGTACCACTGTTGCCTTCATTGATTCCTCGGCATAGTGGCCATCAGGAACAGCCGTCGCGCTAACGAGCGAACTGCCTGAGGCACCGAGAAGGTTTCGTAAGATCTTAAGGTCAACATGGTCCCACGAGCCGTCGAGGTCTCGTGCAGTACGCATCGCGTAGAACAGTTCCTTGCGGTGTCTTTGTCCGTAGTTGAAGCCCAAGTACGAGAACTCCATCGCCCTGTGGTGGTACTTCAAGTAGTAGGCTAACACCGTACTATCGAGTCCACCACTCAGGATTACAACGCCCTTACTTGCCATGTGTCTCCTCTCTAGCCTAAACGGCTGTGAACTTTTCACCTCTACCAGCTTTGACCCTATTGATCAGACCACGCTGCTCCATAGTGTCAAAGATCATGTCGGCTTCACGCTTGGACAGGTGGTAGTTCTGCATCACCGATCCACGTAGAATGCCTGGCTTGTTCTTGATCAACTTCAGAATGGACTCGATCTGACGTTCGAGTCCAGTTAGTCCGATGCTTCTGATGGCTTCGATAGCGAAGTCTCGCCACTCGATCACGTACGAGAATGCCTTGTAGATGTCACGCTCGGTTACTCGGACGTCTCCTTCCTTACGACTTGCTGCAATGAGGATCGCCGCCTTGAGGCCAGACTTCGCTAGGCGATCCATTGTTGGTGTCAGTAGGTCCTGTCTGTTACTCGATAGGCCCGTTTGTAGGAGGCGCTGCTCCATCATGTTGTAAAGTTCCCAGGCACCTGTCGTTAGCTCTACTGCCCAAGACCTCTGTTGCTCAAGGACAGCTTCACCAATCTTGATCTCGATCTTCTGGCTGTAGAACCGTTTCAGGAGCTGCAACTCCTCTAAGATTCGTTGTCTACCTTCCATGGTGTCAGTACGAGGTGGCCCTAGCGGTCGCAGGCGATCGATGTTAGACTCGGCTGCAATGAGAATGAATCTAGGAAGAAAACCAGAACTGACGTGTTCGTACTGAAGTAGAGAAAGGATCTTGGTCTTAATGCCTCCGGCGAAGATGAGGAGTCGAGGGTCGCGAACCTCTATTGTCTCACGACGTAGTACTCGCTTCTGAAACTTACCATCGTACATCTTGGTTAGAGTTTCAGACATGCCTGCGTAGTAGTCCTTCTTGGTCATTGCTTCGAGGAGTCCGGAGAACTCGTCTCGGAGGAAGACAGAAGGTCGACCAGGTCTGAATGAAAGTGAAGTAAATAGACCCTCAATAGAGCCGTCTGTTGCCATGATGACGTCTGGGTCGACCTGGATAAGCAAGTCGATAGCAAGATCAAGCGCCGTCGACTTGCGCGTGAGGGTTGTGTCAGCCAGTAGCAGAAACCAGAGATTAGGAATGATAGTACCAAACGAGGTAGGAAGTTGGATGTTACCGGAAAGAATGGCACTAAGGCATGTAAATGCTCCGGCTTGGTGATAGGCGTGGGCAGCATCTCCTACCGTCTTAGCCCATTCGATGTACCGTTCGATGAACGTCTCGTCTGCGTTTGCTGCACGTAAGTCCTCCTCTGACATCAACTCCGGTACCTCTGTTGGTACCGAGTCGATAGGTGTCTGTCGGATTGCACACCGTGTCCAAGCCTTACATACTTCCTTCCACAAGAGCTGTTCGTTGCGATCATCACGTTCGTACTTGTTACAAGCAGCTGTACGAACGATAGCAAACATCTCTTCTTTAGTCAGTCCAGATTCCGCTAGCAACATTTCCAATCGCCAGAGGCTTCCGCTCCAATCACCCTGTGGCTTAACCGTTAGGAGCTCGTACACTGACGGGTCAAGATCGGCTCGGTACTTTTGTAGGAGTTCCTCTGAGGACTCAAATGATTCCGGAAAGGGAACCTCTTCATCTTTCTCAACCTCTACCACAGGGTAGGCTTCGCGTAGGGCCTCGATGTCGAACTCTTCTCCGGCACCTACGATTCTGACTGTAGCAAGAGGAGTGTACTTGTGGTTGTAAGTGAACGGAACACGTAGGAGTTGTGTTAGATCCCAACCAGAGGTATCAGCGCCTGAAGGAGCATGGCGATACGCAATGTTCTTTGCAATCGCTTCCGCTTCAGCCGGTCGGGCTACTTGCCGGAGAATCCAGAGCGCTTGATGTCTATCTGGTGAAGTCAGAACTAACACAGTTGGTTGAAGTAAGAGCTCCTCGGGAGGGCACGAATCGAGATCGGCCCAAATAGAGGGACAAACGGCGACGTTCTCTTTGATACGTCGGGGCTTGCCGAAGGTCATCGGACAGAACCAGACATCGTGGTCTGTCACGGATTGGTCGATGTACAGCATCATACTGTCTATGTCATGTGGCCACCTAAAGAACTTCTCCTCGAACGCGCCTTTATGTGCTACCCGTCTGGCTATACAGACATAACCACCTTCAACAGCATTGAATATAACCTTGAAGAAGGTTTCGCGCCTCGTAGCCGTTTCGGGTCGAAGTACCGGAACGGTAGTCAATGTACCCCCCATGAGGAGTTGAGCCCGACCTCCCGTAGGAGGTCGGGACTCAAGCTGGTTAACTATGGCAGCAACGAGGAGGAGGAGGCGCCCTCCGAAGTCGAGCTTGCGGATTTGAAGCCCTTGACCTCGTTGCTGAAGTTACCTGATTCAGGCGGGTACTCGCGCTTCGTTACGCGAAGCACGACTTCCTGATCCAGGATGTCCTCTGGCTCGAAGTCGAGCGATCCTTTGAGTTGAGCCGTGGTGAAGTTACCCGTCGCTTCCAGTAGGGACTTGAGGTTGAAGAGTGTCCGCTCGTGGATGATGGTGTTCGTCCACACCTTGCGGCCCTTGTAGGCCTCGTCTCCGGTGCGCTGGTCAGCGACAACGGTGAACTCCCAGTTGATCATTGGCGTGCCAGCTGGGAGTTTGTTACCCGGCTTGTCTTGCGTCACCCTCATGTCGTACCCCGTAATGCGTACGCGGTAGTTGCCTGGAGGGATCGCCTCGAAGTCTCTGGTCTCGACGTCAGTGAGGTTGATTCTCATTTGGTTTTGACTCCTTGGATGTAGTCATAGATGTCTTTCATGGTTGGTGCTTGCATCAGCGTTGGAAGGGTGCCGCTCCTGTCTTTAGCGACCTGCCGTTCCGTTCCTTCTGTTAACCCGAGAGTGTGCACGGTGATTTCACCTTGTGCCCTTATCTCCTTCTTGTAGAGGTACAGGACGATATCTACGAAGCCTGCGATCTCGCCTTTGAGCTTACCAGGCAGACCAGGCCTCGTCTTCATTGTTCCTGTGCGTTCGTCCTTGTCTTCGGACGTCAGCGCAGTGAAGATTGTGTTGCATGGAAGGTCTCGGAGAGCACGCACGAGACGACGAATCTGTTCGGAGGACTTACCCCATTCGCGTACTGAAGGGACATCAGGGTCTCGAGAGCTGTCCTTAGCAAGGACATCCTGCATGATTTGTCCCATGGCGAACTTCTGAGTCTCGGACAAACTGTCCAGGACGATAGTCTTGAATGGGTTCTTGTCGTAGAGCTGGTTGTAAAGGTCGGCCACCTTCTGCCAAGACTGAACTCGTACAACGTTCACCGCCCCATAGTCACGAGCAAGGGAAAGTGTACCGCCTTCAAAGTCAAGTAGTAGTACCGGTGCCATCTCTGGTACCACACAAGCTGACCCAGCAAGTCTCGTCTTACCGACGCCAGGTTCGCCATAGACCAGAAGGTTGACGTACTGATCTATAGTAGGACTGTTGATCCTAAGTCCAGCAATCGTGTCGAGAGTCAAGACTTCTGGAGGCTTGATCACCTCCACTAGGTCTTTCGCATTAGCCATTTGTTCCTCGCTTTTTGTAGTTTTCGTTTAGTATTACACCTGGGTCCTGGCCATCGAGCAATGCTGTGCAGGGAGCGAAGAACCTACAGCCATTGCAGTTCCAAGCGGACGGCGTGGGATAGATCGTAGGGTTGAATGCCATCTCGGACGCTTCGGCCATGATGCGCTGCTCGATGAATACCATCTGCTGCGGCGTGTACCGAACAAGCGTACGACGAATCCACTCCTTTGGGTTGTGCTTCAGGTACTTCAGGAACGTACGATAGGCATTGGGATTGATGCCATGCTCCCGAAGCGTAGTAAGGTACACCTCAAAGGAAGTGTCCTGCTGTTTGTTCTGACTAAAGCCTCCGCGGACTAGCCGCGTAGGAGGCAGCGGAGCCTTCTTCCGAATCTCGTTGTATACGACACCACGTACCGCAAGACCCAGTTGACGCCAGAGCGCCCAAACGTATGATGCACATTGGTCGTCGTGCCACAACCACTGCGTGTTCTGAAACTGTGCGGCGGTCTTGTGATCCCAAATCCAGTATCCGTTCTCGTCCTCGACGAGCAAGTCGATTCGGCCTTGGTATACAAGGCAGTCCTCGAAGCCCGGGATTGGAACTTCGAACTCGATCTCGGTTGCCACGGGCTTGAAGTTATCGTGGCGACGTGAGTACAAGAAGTAGTTCCGGAGCATTCCAAGTCCGAGCTTACGCAACTCGGGAAACTCGATTTCATAATCCTGTCCCGATACGGACACGACATGCTCCACCTCCGATAGGGCAAAAAGAAAGACCTCCACGGCGTTAGCCTCACGAAGGTCCTGGTCACTCCAGGTCTTTGGATCGTACAATGCTTCCATGCTCTTGTGGAACATTGTACCGAAGTCGAGAGCAACTACCCGCTGCTCTGGCTCATAGTTCTGCCTGATCTTGCTTGTGAAGTCCCACAAGACGCGGCAGCGCTTGAAGTACCCTCTGTCGGATGTTCGGATAATGGTTGTCATGTTCTACTTTGTCTCAAGGTGTTTCATATATTATACTGCTGAACATTGCGTTGACCTCAAGGTCCTATTTGGACAGGTCAACTTAGAGGACGCCTCCGGCTTTCTTCATATTGGATCCGTCTGTGAGTTCCAAGAATCTTTCCTGGCACACACTAATCTTTGTCCGAGACGTCCCCTAAGCCTACCCTCACGCGTAGCTGAGGTTAACCGGGGGCGTGTTGGACTGTTTTAAAGTCGCGGGCATTGCACCTCCTTTCGGTTGCGAAACACCCTACTTAGAGAACCGGGCAGCTACGACGCTGCCCGGTTCTGGCACCAAAGTGGGTAGAGCGAAGGTAGACTTTGTTGAGGCATCACCTCCTTCCAGGTCGGAGGAACTAGGGACGAGCTTACCGTTCGGTAAGGCAGATGGGCAACATCTTATCCTTTCGTAGTGGGTCTCGTCCCTAGGGGAACGGTAGGAGACACTGCTTCCACTAGCCTCTCGGTTGCTTCCACTAGCCTCTCGACCAAGCCGAACTGGTTAACAATGCAGAATCGACCATGCGACACATCGAGATCCCCACATTGCATGCTCTCCACAACGTCCGTTATCAACTTTCTCAAATCGGCGTTGGGGCTCATGGCGCCACCGTCCCCGAACTGCTGTTCTGGGATAGGTGCCAATCCGTGTGGCGTGGTGTCTCACTTACCCGCACGATTGCGCCACACTCAAGGCAGACAAGACGTTTGTGGATGCGGCGGGGCCACAAGCGAGCGTCTGCATAGCCTGGGATAACTGTCCTTGAGTCGGCGTTATGGGTCACGGCGCCACCGTCCCGCCCGCCACACGTAGGACAGCCGAGACGATCTCGTCGCCTATCCAGTTAATGGCGGTCGGTGGGATGAACGGGGTCTCGTAGCGGCGGTTGATTGTCAGTAGGCACTCGCAGACAGCCACTTTGATATCATCGGCGTTCGCGGTCACGGCGCCATCGTCCCAGAACTGCCGATATGGGCTAGGGGTGCGCCGTGGAATGAAAACGCGATTTGGCTGGATCGGAGTCGCTCCACCAGATTCTCGGCATCGTGGCGATAGCCATACGGGCGGCCCGATGCACCTGGGCGATGCGCCAGCCATAGCGCTATCACTTCGGTAGCCGTCTCTTCGGCGTTCTGTGTCATGGCTCCGACCTGCCGTCCGTCCTTGCTAGGTCGGGCCTGAAGCGTTGGAACTGTGGGTGTCGATACCCGTTCACTAGTCGGCCATAGTGCTTGATCTCCATCATCGCACCTAGCAACTCCTTCCTGTGGTTAGTGATGTAGACGCGTTCGTCATCTGTCATGCCACTACACTTGCCTTCAGTGCCATCGGGCGCAATGAACTTTACTGCACCGACGAGCTCGGAGAACTTTCCCTGTCCACGTA